ACAATAACTTACGTTAATTGACAGATAAAGTTACGGGAATCAAGCTTCCTACTACTGGGCTAAAGCTTCTGTACACGGTGTGATAGCTACCATTTACGTCAACTGTTACTTTGTACTGAGAAACTTGTTGTACAGTAAAGGGTTCACTCACGCATTGATTTCTAGTTACTGTTCTGTCACCTGCTTGATTTTGCCCTATAGCTGCACCAGTTACAGCACCAACCGCTGTTGCGATATCTCTACCTGAGCCTCCGCCAACTTGATTACCAAGGGCTGCACCAATTGCGCCACCTAGCAAAGTGCCGCCGATTGATCTGCGAGTTTCTGTTACAGGAGCGCATACTTCACGATGCTGAGTACTCGTGGTATACACCGGTTCAGTAGCAACTACTTTTGCATCAACAGCAAATACATTAAAACTTACCATTGCAAGTACTAAAAACAAAAACGCTTTCATGTCTATCTCCTATGTGTTATACTATAGTACTATTTATTCTATCCAATATACAACTATTTTGGGTAATTATCTACCCCTACCAGTTCGCTTTACTACGCCCTGGCTTGAATGTCCTTTTTGCGGTTTTGGCTTATTACCTTTTTGATATGAATTATTGCTTGTTTTCATCTTGTTAAGCATTTCACCATAAACACTGTTTTTTACTACTTTTTTGTTTTCATTGTCGCTCATACTATTCACCTCACTGAGTCTAAGTATTCTTGTAGTGTACCGTATATGGTCATCCACATTGCTATTTTATCATCATAAATTATGATTTCAGGTTCTGTTTTTACATCTTTATTTAATTTGATAATATAAAAAGGACATTTTATCTTTTTACTTAAAGATAAGGTATAACTGTTAGGATTGTTTAAAATACTAGTATAATCGGTTTTGTTTGTAAATAATGGAAACTTATAATGTGCTATATTAGCTTCTGTAAATGCTTCGTATCCGTCATCTTTCAACCTTAAGCTCTGCCCACCTCTGCCACTTACCCACCATTTGAACATTGATTGTTCAACCGTAAAACTACGATGTTTACTATGCTCAGGTAGTTCTTTAAATACAGCTTCAGTGATTTCTAACTTGGTGTTACTCATCTGAATCGGGGTAAACTTGTCTACCAGAGTTCATAAAGACTACAGTGAACTTATTAGTTTTAAACTGCGTATTAAGCTTTTTACATAAGTTTCTTGCGTGACCTGGATTAGAAAAACTAGTTTTCTTGTATTTAGGTACCGTATCGTTAGACAAGTAATGTGAGGATTTTAAATTGATAGGTTGACCATCTAACACAACAGCCCATATACCCGCAGCTTCTACGATTTGATCACATTTGTATGTTTGTTTGTCAACTATTTCCATTAATACTTTTGGTTGAGACCTGCTCACTTAAACGACCCACCTGTTAGTTCTACTTGGATTACTTCGTCTTTCTTTTGTTCGCTTGTTAGTAGATGTAGGTCAGCTAACAGCTTTGCTATATCATCTCTTAAACCCCTAGCCTCTTGCATGGAAATTACTACATCTTTGTTTTGCTTTGATTCCATTGCAGATATTTTATCTATAAATCTTTTTATATGTATCATCTACTATTTAGTACTTGATTTGCTTGGATTTCAGATGTAAATGGACCGTGATACTCATAACGCTGAATAAAGATGTATTTCGGGCAAAAAAGTACTTGTATGACACCGTTTTGATTTACAACAAACCATCCAGCAACATGAAAACATTTACTCTTAGGTGAAGTAGTGAATAAGTGCAGCTTTCGCTTAACATCCATTACTGAGTTATATACTTTATTAGTAGTTGGATACTCAGGATATGGATGATTTTGTTTAGATTTTAGATTTTTTATAGATTGAAAAATAATCTTGGTTTTTTGTTTGATATCGTCAGTACTAGCAAAATGCAAATTAGTACCATTTAATTTTACATCAAAGCCATTTTGGTCGGCAACAACGTTACCAACCTTTTTGTCACCGTCAGTGACAACCCAATACTGATTTTTTATAATAGGTTTTGCGATCAAGTCTGCCATACTACTCCTTTTGTTGTTCTTTTGTTAATGCCCATACTGTTATAAAGTGGTCATATGCTAATTTTACTGCAGGAACTTCAAACATCTTTTCTACTTCTTGTTCTAATGCTTTGATACCTGCTTTTGCTGCATCTGTCGCTGAAGCACCGTGAATCGCAAAATCTTGATCAGCAAAGCTTTGTTTAAGCTCTTGCCAAAGCTCACGCTGTCGTTCAGTAATAGGCTGTTGCTTTGGTTTGTATTCCATAGCTTTAACGATAGCACTACTCATACTATCTTCGGCGTACTTACCTGCTGCCAGCATTGGTGCAAACATGGGATCAACATCATACATGTATGAAGTCGTACCCGGTCGACATACAACAAGAGTTGTTCCTTTAGGGAAAGCATCCATTAACTCTGAATCATACTCTTTTACTGGCTTGTAACGTTTACCTACTTTTTCGTAAAATATTTTCTTCATGACTTTAACTCTTCCATCATTAATCGTTTAGACCGTTCGTTAAGTTCATGCTCTTCACGTTTAATCATATGCGGAGCCATGATAGTAACATATTCTAAGATGGCTTCTTTACCCTCTTCAGTAAGATGACAATACTCTGAAGAGTAACTCTGGTAGTAAAAAGACTTGTCTTTCAAAATCTCCATCAATCCAGCATAAACTTGTTTCTCAAGCGGCGTTTTCATAAAGAGTACCTTTGTAAGGTGAATTCAACCAACGAGCATAAGTTTCAGCTTGTTCACTGATTTTGTTAAGCTCATATTTTCCTGCAAATTTCATAAAGTGAACACCAACCTGCGGTATGTGATCAAGCTTTACTGTATCATGAATAGTTGTATCAACTTGCTGTTTGATATCTTCAGGCTGTGCTGTTAAATCAATCAAGATACGGTTACGTTCGTAATCATCACGTACTCTACGTTCAACACCAAGATGATCTGTCCACTTTTGCAGCATCATGTTGTTCCAGTTAAAACCCTTCTTGTCACTGTCAGCAAATGCTTCTATCAAGCCAACTTTGTTTTTGCTACCTTTAGTTCTAACACCGGGATATGCTGAAAACACGTTATCAGTAGCATCACCGCGCATACACTTTTCAAACAAGATAAACTGTGGATCGTCTAGTCCTTTATGCTGCTTAGTTTTCTTGTCAATCACTGGACGATCACGATCATCGTAGTAACCACTAAGTGTGATCAACTGATTAGTAATACCATTGTACTGCTTTACATTTTCAGTAATCAGTTGAATAAAGTCAGTATCCGAAGAAACAATAATGTGTTGATCATTTGGATGCAAGTGAATGAAACGTGCAATGATATCATCTGCTTCAGCTACGGGATTTCTGATAACTGAACAGTTTGTTTTCTCACGCAAGTATACTGTCAGAGCCTCATAAGTATCCCAAAACATTTTGTTTTCTTCTACTTCGGATTCAGTCATTGCAGACTCATCAAGCTTTCTGTTAGCTTTATATGGCTTGTAGAAATCTTTACGCCAAGACCTGCCTTCTAAACAAAATACCACATGATCAATACCATGTCGCTTTACAACTTGATTGACTGAAGCCAGTGTAAGATGTAGTGCCATACCAATCTTTTGCCAAGTATCGGCATTACGCGATGCTACGTGACGGGCACGAAAGAAAGTGTTAGCAGTGTCTACAAGTGCGTATTTCATTTATTAATCCAAAGTTATAGTAAGTTTTTATATAGTAGCATATTTAAATATAATAGCAAGATAAAAGGGCAAAAACAACACGAATAAGACAACCACTACAAGAAAGTTTCTATAAAATCCCAGTATTCGGGCATAGACGGATCTCTGTATGGATTACCTTTGTAACCATGCCATATTCTTGTTTTGTGCCCGGCACGATAATTTTTCACCGTAATTCCTTTTAGTTTTGAATGACCGTAACCATGCTCTTTTCGTATTCTTTCTTTGGTATCATCTTCCGGGTATTCAACCGCATTTATTCCTAGAATTTCGTAATGTTCCAGCGTATGAAGAGGATAATATGAATCGTCTTTTACCCATGATAAAAACCTATCATGGTCCGCACAATAAATAGCAGGGCGGTGTAACCAGTCACAGTATGTTTCTTTTATTATAAGTCTGCAATTCAAATGCTCTTTATTTTTTTGTAGTGTATTGAGTATAAAAAGTTCAATCTCAGATAAACCTTCTACCCATTTTTGTGTAACTCCTATCATAATAAAATCTTCAACTCACCTCTGCCCGGCCATCGCCGATATTTTTAGTTTGAATTACTCGTATTTGGGATCGTATGTCCTAGTATGCTGGTTGATATTCATGCATTCTAACATTACATTTTTGTATCAGCAGGTATACTTATTTACCCACGTGATATGTTACCTATAAATTATCAAGCCTAGAATATACTACAGTGTTATCGCTACTTTTTGCGTTTTTGTTAAGTGTTTGATTACTTTGTCTTTTACTACTTGCTACTGTAAGAATATCCGAAATTTGATATCCAAATTCTTTATGATACTTTTCAACATCAACGTTCATATCACGATTTTTAACCTTTCCCACATTCCAGCAGCTAACTCCATTTTCATTAAGGTGAACTAATCCTAACCTAATAACTTCTCTCAAAAAATCGTCAGCCCAATCTTGATACGTAGACATGTTTTTAATACTTTGAGTATCTTCGTGTACATACACTTCTAAATCAAAATAGGGAGGACTGGTAAGCACCATATCAACTTTAGGAATGTTATAACGTGACATATTTCTAGCATCATCACATATTAACGTGACCTTATCTTGGATTCCGAGAAAGTTTACAATCTTTATTAGATTGTTATATGTTGTAGTGTTTGGTTCAAACCCAATGTAGTTAGCACCATAGCTGACTGTACCTAACATTCTACCTCCCCAACCTGCACAAGGGTCTAAAACATATTTAGGTTTGTATTTAATACATGTCAGTTTCATCATTTGAGGACGATACATTGTGTTTTTTGTCATACCACAGCAAAAGTAAATTCCCCGTTTTATCTCACTCAAATACGGAGTACTATGGCTCTTGCGGTTCCAACGTAAAATCTTTTCTAAGTTCTTAGCCGTCCATAGACTTTTGTAACTTGTGCCAGTTGCGCTCTCAATATCGTAAAAGTTGGGACAAAAGTGTTCGCTCAACTTCATACCTAGGCGACTAGTAGAATTGATACTATCTTCTGTAGTAGTCCAATCGCAAAGCTTTTTCCAATCCTTTCTCATATCTTCATCAGTATAAGAAAAGTAAAAACTAGTCTGCTCAAGTTCTAGGGCAAGCATGGGTAATGCTGCTTCAAAATCAGCATCACTCATGTTTCTAGTAGAATGTCGTTTGTTTAAAATATCTGACAGCATTATTAATTGTTTCTCGGGTTAGATAACGATTACGTGATTTTCTTTAAACAGGCAAGGTTCAATAGTAGTCCATAGCTGATCTGATGTTGCTTTTGTTATAATCGCTTCACACCCTTTACCTATTCCTTTGTGTCCTGTTACTCTCATTTTATCCTTACTTAAAGTATCTTCCCAAATCATATCAGGATAATTAAGATTATTAGAGTCAATAACGATAAAATAGTATTTCTTGTGACCTTTTTTCCAAGAAGCGTCGGTAGCAAGACAAATAATATAATCTTCGTTTTTTATTGATAAAAATTTCAGTTTCTCTTCAAGAGTCTTATGTTTAGTCAACCTTGATCCTGATATCTTTATCTTATTCTTTTTTATGGCCCCGCTCTTATTACTAATTCTTACTCCGCAG